ACGAGAATCCCTATCTTAAAACAGACAAGTCGAGTACTCTGGAAACTCGTTAAACTTCCAGAACAGAATAAGTGACAACTTATTTAAAAAACCTGCTTTAGCTTTAGCTTAAAGCCATCTTTTTTAGTGATTCTCGATAGCTAAACCAGATGTTATTAATCGAGACTGGCAATTATTTTTTGTCTCGGAATAATTGTTCAAATTGATGAGACTAGGAATTTAAACTTTTTTGCTTGTTTCTCTACTTAGATTCCGAAACATAAAACAAGGGCGCACCTGCCAGCTTTTAGCTGGCATTATGGGGATTCACATCCCCTTTTCAAATATTATCTAAACAGACTAGACGGGCTCAATAACTATAGGGCCCTAGAGGTACCAGGAAGATTTTTGATGCAGCGAGAACACTTGTTGACAATTTTATTTGAGATAAAAATGTGGCGTTAGATACGCGCTAAGTTCAACCCCTTTTGTATATTTTAAACAACAAAAAGAAATAAAAATAGAATAAACAGAAAATAAAAACAAAAATGAAAATGTCTTTAACCCATTGTGGGGTTATATATGTATATCTGTTTTATGTATAATAAAATAAAAAAGGAAATAAACAAAGTATTTGATTCACTGTGGAATCAGGAACCTTTTATTGATTTATTGCAGGAATAGTTTTTACTGCTTAAAGTGAATGCATAACATCGCAAACGCCTCTCCGCTCCTATATGGACGACGCGAATCGTTAAGATGGAATAAGTTACAGTCTCAGTTGAGATCGAGGACTATTCATGCACATGAGTAAGACTGCTCTAAAAATTGATAGAATACAGAACATGTAAGAGGCAAGTTCTAGGCTCCCAACCAAATTTGGGATATCCTTGACCGGGAGAAATAAAACGTCATTTCAAAAGCCAGAGTACAATTATAAGAATGAACAAGATTTACGATAATGATATGATTGAAGATGCGGCAAGCAATAAGACCGCCAATGTTTCCTTCTCAACTCGTTGCAAAGCAATTTTGAGTAAGAAGAAGAAGAACCGCGTTGCTATTAGTGAAGCGGCATCTTATGTCACTGCTATGAACATGCACCATAAAAAATTCGTTCGTGAAAATGAATGTGTTATTGTGGCTAGCAATTATTTTGGAAGCACTGTCAAATATACACCAGAAAGTATGATAGTGCAGAGATACCATAAAGGTAGATATTTTGTTGATCAAGATCCAATTACGGATTTTAATCAATACGTTGGAAATGGAGTTTTAACTTCGTACTCTGTCACAATTGAGCGTATGCTCATGAGTTCATCACCATCAGGATGGCAGCTTCAAGCTGCTTTTTATGATGATGAACGCACCAATGATGTGTTTATACACTTCATTAAAAAACACCTTAGTGTTTTGGGTGCCTCCACAGATGCTGTGGAATGTATCCATTGGTTGAGTGATCAACTTGACCATATTTGCCAATTGGCATATTGGTACAAAAAGTGCCACAGTGGTGAAGATTTTTATCGCTTAACCACTTTAGGTTATCGTTTATTCACTAAACGCATGGCCGCCCGTGATATTATTTATAAGATCATGGGATTAAGTGAGCAGGTCCAAGGGGATCGATTCACTGAATTTTTAACCCTTCTTAGGGAGGGTTTTGACGTTGTTAGTACAACAACTAACAGCGAGATGTTTCAGAAAGTATCGAATTTATATACTTTTCTGTTGGTTCAGGGCTTCCTGACCAAATTTGGAATCACGTTGAATGAACGTGATTATACTCGTATAGAGTTGAAGGCTATGGAGTGTAAAACTTCGCGCACACAGATGTGGATGTCAGTTATTGAAACCACTTTATTCATTTGTGAGCGTATAAATGATTATCGTCTCACAGGAGATGTTTCGAGGTTTCTTCATTCGCCTGATGAGTACAGTGCATGGGTATCAGAAGTTGATAGAGTTGTGGCATTAGCCCCTTTTTCAGCAAATTTGAAACCACATGGTACTACATATTTCACTTATGTTTCAGATATAAATAACTTATATGAACAAGGTGAAGCTTATGTCAAGTATACGAAGGCTAGGAGTGGTGGTGATAGCGCGCTTTTGCAGCGCAAATTGGCTTCCATTCGCCTTTTAAAAAACACTGAAATTACTCGTCGCGCTTCACAAAAGGAGCGCACTTCGCCTTTTGGTGTATTGGTGCATGGCACCTCAAGTGTTGCAAAGTCAACATTCACAAAGATGCTCTACTATTATTATGGTAGATTGCATGGTTTGGATTGTGATGATCATTACAGATATGTTCGCAATCCAGCTGATGAATACTGGAGTAATTTTGATTCCAGTAAATGGTGCATCCAAATGGATGATATCGCTTTTTTGTTACCACAAAAAGCGAGCGATGCAGACCCTACTCTTATGGAGATGCTAAATGTTGTTAATAATGTTCCTTATGTGCCGCCACAAGCAGCGCTTGAGGATAAAGGGAAAACACCAGTATTAGCAAAACTCGTGGTTGCCACCACGAATGCATCGGATTTAAATGCTCATGAGTATTTTTGGTGTCCGTTGGCTATTCGCCGACGTTTACCGTTTGTGGTTCATGTGGAACCAAAGAAGAAATATATTCATGAAAATGGGCGCTTCATTAACCCATCATCACTTCCAGCGATTGATGGTGCTTTCCCAGATTTTTGGCGTATAACTGTTCAAAGAGTTAAGCCATATTTTGATGGGCAGCGTGATTTAGCAGTTTTAGAAACTGTTAAGAAATTTGATAATTCGAGTGAATTTTTAAAATTTTTTGGTGAAGCGAGTCGCGCGCATGAGGAGACACAGGCAAAAAGTATGAGTTGTGATGTTGGAATGTCACAATTGCAAGTGTGTCCTTTGTGTTTACTTGTGTCTTCACAATGTGCATGTTCTGTGCAAGCTGAGCACGCACAAACATGGCATGATATTTTCATGAATTATATTTATGAATCATGCATAAGTGTATGTATGTGGTTTTTGACAATGAAATATGTGTTATCAATTAATATGTACATAGCACGTTACCGGCTTTTTAGGAAAGCTTTGGTACAACATGTGTGGAGATATTATCCACAGGACATTCAGGCCAAACTTTTGGGCCATATGAATGACTTGAGGGTGGAGAACCACAAATGGCGAGCATTTCTTGTTTGCCTCGGTTTAATAGCTGGGGCTGCTACTCTTTATTATAATACTTTCGGTAAGAAGAAAGATGATGAAGAGAAAATAGAGCAGGAATTGCAGGGGAATATTCACGGTACCACTGAATTTGACCTTCCAAAAGAAGAGGGTCAGAATGTGTGGTATAATCCAACAATTGAACTCACTAAATTTGATGTACCAGTTGCGTCACAAAGTTTGGTGGGTATTGATGTTGTTCGAGCACGTGAATTATTTGGTAGGAATTGTGTAAGATTAGAAATCAAAAATGTTAACACTGGAAAGTGTTTAGGCATTGGTGCAGTGTTCATACGTGGACATTTTTGCTTGGTTAATAATCATGCGTTTCCTGATCAAGACACAGATTATGAAATTACCATTATTCAATCCACTGTTTCACAGGGATTAACTAATAATATGGTAGTTCATATTAAATCGCGCGATATTGTGCGAATTATAGACAAAGATTTGTGTCTTTTGGAAGTACGTTCACTTCCACCTTTTAAAGACATTACGAAGTTTTGGAATGAGGATTTTATTCACATTACCAAAGCATTTGTAGTGCGTCGTCTTGCAACAGGAGATTGCGAGACACAAGACGTTTATAACGTCTCAAAGAGTGCGAATTTTCCAATTGAAGCACTAAATATTGCACCTGGAGTTTATATCGGTCACGGACCGCGTGAAACTCGAGCTGGGGATTGTGGTGGTTTGGCAATTGCTGATACACCAAGAGGTCCAGTTTTATTGGGTATACATACTCTTGGGTATGGTTCGCAATGTGGATTCCTGTATGTATCAAAGAGTGATATAGAGGAATTAATCACCATGCAGAAACGGCTGACAGGTTTAGTCGTTGAAGTTCAAGGTGGTGGTGAGCCGATGTTGGAATGTGGACTTCATTCGAAAGTTTTGACTGTTCCACATCACAAGAGTATAGTGCGATATCTTGAGAAAGGGGTCGCCAATGTGTACGGTTCATTTGCAGGTTTTAGACCAAAACCTAAGAGCAGAGTCTGTAACACTCCTCTTGCGAATTCAATGTGCAAGCATTTCAATTATGAGATCAAATATGGTCCTCCAGTTATGGCTGGTTGGGAACCTTGGCGAAAGAATGTAGTCGAAATGATCAAGCCAAACGTGACTCATGATAGGCTGATTTTGCAACATTGTGTAAAAGAATATACGAAAGATATTCTTAAAGGCTTACCGGAGGGTTGGGAAGAGGAATTGATATTCCTTTCACATCGTGCCAGTGTTAATGGTCTACCGGGTGTGAAATTTGTGGATCGTATTAATACGAGCACATCTATGGGTTTTCCCTGGTCATGTACCAAGAAGAAATTCTTGGTATCTAGCCCAGATGAATTTTATCCTGAGGGAGTAGATTTTACACCTGAAGTATGGGAACGCGTTGAGCGAATTGAACAACGATACGCTGAAGGATTGCGGGCTTTTCCCATTTATGTGGGTCATCTTAAAGATGGTCCTTTGCCGTTTACTAAGATAGCGGACAAGAAAACGCGTCTTTTTACAGGCGCACCTGCTGATTGGAGTGTAGTTGTACGCTCCAAATTATTGACGTTTGTACGGCTTTTGCAGAAAAATAAGTTTGTTTTTGAAGCTGGGCCAGGTACAACATGTCAATCTGCAGAATGGGGCAAGATTTACGATTATCTCGTAGTTTTCGGCACTGATAGAATCATTGCCGGGGATTATGGGAAATTTGATAAACGAATGACTGCTGATTTCATTCTTGCAGCATTCCAAATCATTGCTAACATTTTTGAAGCTGCTGGTTTTACACCAGAAGAAGTGAGAATGATTATGTGCATTGGTGAGGATGTAGCTTTTCCAATTGTGAGCCTTAATGGTGATCTTTTGGAATTTTTTGGCACGAACCCTTCAGGTCATCCATTGACTGTTATCATTAATTCTATTGTTAACAGTTTGTATATGAGATATTGTTACACAGTATTGAATCCAGAACGTACATGTTCATCTTTTAAGAAGAACGTGCACCTGTTTACATATGGTGATGATAATATTATGGGTGTTTCAAAGCGTACGCCATGGTTTAACCATACTAATGTACAAGATATTCTTGCGAACATTGGAGTGGAATATACTATGGCTGACAAGGAATCTGAGTCAGTACCTTTTATAAGTATTGATCAAACTCAGTTTTTAAAACGCAAATGGAGATATGATGAAGATGTTGGTGCTTGGCTCTGTCCTTTAGAGGAAGAATCAATTCATAAGTCACTCACTACGTGGGTGCCATCAAAGTCGATTGATATGTATGCTCAAATGGTAGCTGTCATTTCAAGCGCAAATTCCGAATATTTCTTTTATGGGAAAGAAATTTTCGAACACCATCATGCATTTTTTAAGGAGATTCTTAAACAAGAACCCTATGATAAGTATGTGATGGAGTCAACTCTCCCAGGGTGGGACGACCTCGTCATGAGGTTTTGGAGAGCGTCAGAACACGCGTCCCCTAATTCGAAGAAGTCTTGGCCGGCTACTTTGGATGAAAAAGAATTGGTCACAAAAGAATAATAATGTTGAAGAAAAAAGTGTTGAGGTGGTCACCGGAAGTACCACCATTTGTCTTACAGGAAAGAATAACCTGTTAGAACATCTTAGCAATTATTCGAAACTTTTTACACTTCAGTCTGCGACAATGGAAGAAGCAGAAAGTGTAATCACCAATGAGGCCATTGGTAACTCTACAACTGTAGAGCAAACTGTCACCTTCATAGATAATGAAGGTGGCGTTTGTGTTGACGCTCCGTCAAGCACAAACAATGTCGCCCTTGTCGATGGTACGGAGGATATCGGTTTAGGAAGTTTTCTTTCACGACCGACCCTCATTGATACCACCGTGTGGACGACATCCAGTGTTATAAGTGTCATTAAGACCTTGCAACCCTGGTTTTTGTTCCTTAACAACACACAAATTAAGAAGAAGATTGATAATTACGCATTTTTGCGTGGTAATCTACATATTAAGGTTGTGTTGAATGGAACACCATTTCAATATGGCATGTTGCGAATGTGCTATTCGCCCCTTTTAGGTTTTGTAAGTGACAAAATCACAGTACCATCACCAATAAATCCTATTTTGGTGCCGTACTCACAACAGCCGGGTTTTTATCTATATCCACAAGCAAATGCTGGTGGTGAGATGAAATTACCCTTTTTCTTGCACAAGAATTGGTTAGATATTACAAGTGCGAGTGAAGTTCAGAACATGGGCACACTTAACTTTGTTGTGTATAACCCTTTGCGTACAGCGGTTTCTGGAGGTACAACTTCAGTAACTTTACGTGTGTATGCATGGATGTCTGATGTGCAATTGATGGGAGCTACATCCAAATTGGTGTTACAAGCTGATGAATATGGTAAAGGACCTGTGTCCGCACCAGCTTCTGCTTTGGCTTCAGTGGCTCAAACACTCACGCATGTGCCTATTATAGGGCGATTTGCGCGAGCTACGGAGATTGGTGCTTCTGCCGTTTCCAAAATAGCCACATTATTTGGGTATACCAACGTACCAGTTATTGCTGATGTACATGGATATACACCAATGAATGGGCCTATGATGGCGAGTGCGCATATAGGTACGGCTATCCAAAAGTTTGCACTGGATCCTAAACAGGAGTTATCGATTGATCCTAGCCCTCATGGGATAGGTAGTGCTGACGAATTAAGTCTATCGTATTTAAAAACGAAAGAGTCATATTTTGCAGCAACATCATGGTCGACGTCTGATACAGATGGAACACAACTCTTTAATATGAGAGTGAACCCTTTTCAGGCAACGTCCATCGATATTAATAACTCAGCAGCTACATCTGTGGGGCGGCAAACCTATCATGTGCCATTATCTTATGTCGGGTCAATGTTTAAGCATTGGCGTGGAGATATTATAGTGCGTATGAAAGTTGTTTGTACGAAGTTCCACAAGGGTCGTTTGAAAATTTCATATGATCCTAGAGGTGACATTACCACCAGTGATCCAGCGGAAAATGCGGTTTATACCGAGATTTTGGATATCGGTGAGAAAGATGATGTGGAAATTCGCATACCATATCATCAAGATTTACCTTGGTTACGAATTGATCAGAGTTTGACTGATAATTGGAGTCCAGGTAATTCGTTGGCCCCACGCACAGGGATTGATAATGGAGTTATTACTGTGCGTGTTTTGACTGGGCTGACTGCACCGGTCTCGGGTACCATTAATTTGAATTTCTTCGTTCGTGGCGCGGAGAATTTCGAGTATGCAAATCCTTGTGGACATATTGGTCTTGATGCAGGTAATTTGGTGCCTAGTTTCTTTCAGCTTCAAGCTGAAGACTTGACCGATGTTGTATCATCACAGCTCATGATGGGTACCCCCGCGAAAACGGGGGTTGATAGATATGCATTGAACTATGGTGAGTGCGTAGGTTCTTTACGTAATTTGTTACATCGTTATGTGGTGCAGGATGTGGTCACTGTGCGCGACACAGACACTGGTCATGGTTTTTTCCTTTATAGGAAATTGTTTAAGAGAATGCCATATTCTCCTGGGTATCAATCATCGTGGCCAGTATCTGCAAATAATGTTGTTGCAGCTTCTGGCACTAGCCCTTATGCATTCAATACCATGCACCCACTTACATGGGTTTCTGGTATGTTTTTGGGCTATAGAGGTAGTATTAATGTTAATGCTACCGTGCATTCTGACAAATATGGTTTTGTAGACGATATTAAGGTTGTACGGTCTACTGACACCGTTCAAAACACTACCAACGCCAGGTTCTTTTCATACATTGCGAATTTGGCATCAGCTGCATCTCTTTCTCAAAAATCTTATTGGTTGGGGCGACAGCATAACTTGCGAGATGGTCTCGCAGGTATAGCCATCACATCTAATAGGACTAATGCAACTGTAAGTTTTAACTTACCTGATTTCAATAATAGGAATTTTTCCTTAGTTGATCCCAGTTTTTATGCAATTGGTTCTTCTGTTGATGGTACTGATATTCAGGGTGCTTTACTGGATGTCAAATTCTCGACAGTTGATGATGTCGAGAGTAATGGTTCACGTAATGTGACCATGCAGAGCGCTATAGGTGCTGGTGCTGATTGGACAAATTTGTTCTTTCTGTGCTGCCCAACAGTGTTCTATCAGACTGCTAATCCAGTCCCTGTCCCTTAACGGGGCAGTTAGGTGCTTAAGAGAGCTTGACGCTCCACCATTCAGGCAGGCCCAGCCCCATAATATAGTTTGGGGGGGTTATGATTTTAATTGCTAAAAACGTACCGTTGTAGTCGGTACGACGTTTGCAGCCCTTAGCTGAGGGTATAACGATAAAATCCACTTCCGTGGTTGTCTTTCTATCAAGA